GTATAGATCTTGAAGATGCTATAGACTTAAGAGATATTAAAAATATAAAGCTAGCTAATCAACTACTTAAAATACGTAGAAAAAAGAAAGGTCAAAGAGATCAACAAGTGCAACAACAAAACATACAAGCTCAATCTCAAGCTAATGTCCAACAGCAACAAGCTTCTGCTCAGTTAGAAATACAAAAGCAACAAGCGTTAAAGCAAGCTGAAGCTCAACTAGCTCAAATGCAAGCTCAACTTGATGCTCAGAAGATGCAAGCAGACGCTGCGTTAAAAGCTCAGTTAATGGAACAAGAGTTTCAATATAATATGAAGTTGAGATCTATAGATGCCGATAATTTAAAGTCTAGAGAAAACAATAAAGAAGATCGTAAAGACGAAAGAACTAAAATACAAGCTAGCCAACAAAGCGAGCTTATAGATCAACGTAAATCAGGCAGACCACCTAAAAACTTTGAATCTTCAGGTAATGATATACTTGGAGGTGGATTTGATTTAGGAGCGTTTGAGCCTAAGTAATTAATTATATAATATTTTATCATGGAAGAGAATAACGAAAACGTAGTCGAAGAGACTACTCAAGAACAAACCGTAGAAACGGTTGATGAAAGTAAATTTAATAGTGCTGGCGATGACAGCGTTATAAAAATAGATTTAAATAAACCTGTAGAAAAAGATGCCACTAGAGAGCAAAGCACAGATGAGGTACCTGTTCGCGACGAACCCGAAGCTAGCGAAGAAGTACGTGAAGAAAACGTCGAAGAACAAAATGAAGAACCTGCCGGAGAAGAAGAGCAGGCCATTCAAGATGATCAACCCGCTGTTGAAGAAATAACAGACGAAGAAGTAGCTGAAGAAGTTGAAGAAGTTACTGAACAGGTTGAAGAAGCTATTGCTGAGTCGCAAGCTACAGGCAAGCCACTACCAGAAAATATTCAGAAGTTAGTTGACTTCATGGAAGAAACTGGTGGTGATTTAAAAGATTATGTTAAGCTAAATCAAAACTATTCAGATATGGATAGTTCATTAGCTTTAGAAGAATATTATCGTTTAACAAAACCTCACTTAACAGAAGAAGAGCGTAGGTTTTTAATGGACGAAACATTTTCATACGACGAAGACGTTGATGATGAAAAAGATATTAGAAGAAAGAAAATCGCTTTAAAAGAGCAAGTTGCCGAAGCGAAAGCCTACTTAGACGGGCAAAAGTCTAAATATTATGATGAGATCAAAGCTGGAAGTAAGCTCACTGATGAGCAACAGAAAGCAGTTGATTTTTTCAATCGATACAACAAAGAATCGAGTGAGCAAAAAACTGTAGCTGAAAAGCAACATAGAACGTTTTTAAATAAGACTAATCAATTATTCAACGACAAGTTCAAAGGTTTTGAATATAATGTTGGAGAGAAAAAGTTTAGATTTAATGTTAAAAACGCAGAAAATGTTAAAGAAACTCAAAGCGACATTAACAACTTTGTCAAAAAGTTTTTGAACGAAGATAATACAATGTCAGATGCTAAAGGTTATCATAAGTCGTTATTTACGGCTATGAACGCAGATACAATTGCACAACACTTTTACGAACAAGGTAAAGCTGATGCTCTCAAGGAGAGTGTTGCTAAATCTAAAAACGTGAATATGGATCCGCGACAACAGTTTAGCGGACAACCAAATACAGGTGGACCAAAGTTTAAAGTGTTAGGTAGTAACTCAAGCGATTTTAAGTTTAAAATTAAAAACAAAAAATAATTTAACTTTAAAAACATTTAATTATGTCAATTACAAATGCACCGTTGTTAAATAGTGTAGCTGCACCGCAGCAACAAACACTTGCTAGCAACTACATAGATTTTACAAGCAGCGACACTGCAGGGTGGGCGCAGCAATATTTACCAGATCTTATGGAAAAAGAAGCTGAGGTTTTTGGAAACAGAACTATCTCAGGATTTCTTTCACAAGTAGGAGCTGAAGAGGCTATGACAGCTGATCAAGTTGTATGGTCTGAACAAGGAAGATTACACTTATCGTACGTAGGTACTGTAGCTGTAGCTGACGATACTAACGGTACTTTTACTGTAGTATCTGATATTGATGGTAACGTTTTAGCTGACGGATTCGTTGTAGCTAATCACGGTGTTAGAACTAACGACGTAGTATTAATTGCTACAGCTGGTATAGTTACTAAGTGTTTAGTTGTTGAAACTCCAGACAGTGCTGTTATTTCAGTTGAGCCTTATGACAAAGCTGATTTAACTGGTCACGCTACAACTGCTAGTGGATCAATATTATTAGTTATTGGTTCTGAGTATGGTAAAGGTCAAGAGTACACAGATAATACTGGTACTTTTAGAGCTAGCAAAAGACAAGCTTTAGAGCCTACTTTCAAGTCGTTTACTAACAAGCCAATCATAATGAAAGATTACTATGAGATCTCTGGGTCTGATGCTTCTCAAGTAGGTTGGGTTGAAGTTTCTGGCGAAGAAGGACAAAACGGTTACTTATGGTACTTAAAAGCTGAAGGCGATACTCGTGCTCGTTTCACTGACTACTTAGAAATGTCTATGTTAGAAGGCGAATTAACAGCACTAAACTCTGCTATTGGTTTTGGTGACGATGGACAAATTAGAGGCGTTGCTGATTCTGGTACTGGTGGTTCTGGTACTGAAGGTTTATTTGCTGCTATAGAATCTAGAGGTAATCTTACTTCTGGTGTTACAGGTATTAATCCTGCAACTGACTTAGCTGAATTTGACGCTATCTTAGCAGAATTTGACAAGCAAGGTGCTATTGAAGAAAACATGATGTTCGTTAACCGTGCTACAAGCTTGGCTATCGATGATATGTTAGCTGCTATGAATTCTTACGGTGCTGGTGGTACATCTTACGGTGTATTCGACAACTCTGAAGATATGGCATTAAACCTAGGCTTTTCTGGTTTCCGTAGAGGATCTTACGACTTCTATAAGTCTGACTTCCGTTACTTAAACGATAAAGCAACTAGAGGCGAGATTAACCGTGTTGCTGGATCTGCTGCTATTCGTGGTGTTATTATTCCAGCTGGTGTATCTTCGGTATACGATCAATCTTTAGGAAAGAACCTTAAGCGTCCTTTCTTACACGTTCGTTTCCGTGCTTCACAAACTGATAACAGAAAAATGAAAACTTGGGTTACAGGTTCCGTTGGAGCTGCTACATCTGCTTTAGATGCAATGCAAGTACACTATTTATCTGAAAGATGTTTAGTTACACAAGGTGCTAACAACTTCATGTTAATGAAGTAAGCAATACTATTTAGGTCGAGGGCTTCGGTCCTCGATCTTTTTTTTTAATTTTTATTATATTATATCATGGCAAAAAAACAAACAAAGAAGGTTGAGGTAGCTCCTGAAGTAAAAGCTACTAATGAAATGGTTGAGGTTCTTATTGAGCAAGAAGTTGCTGAGCAAAAACCAAAGAGAGTTGAAAAAAAATATAAAACTCTTGAAGATGGATGGGAAATAAAAGACAGGATATACAAGCTTAAAGGTAATAAAAAACCTTTATCAAGATCTATTAGATCAGCTAATATACACTGGTTTGACGAAGACAAAGGTTACGAAAGAGAACTTAAGTATTGTCAAAATCAAAAAACAGTTTTCGTTGATGAAATGAAAGGTGATCAAAGACTAGAGCATATTGTTTTTAGAAACGGTATGTTAATTATTCAAAAAGAAAAAACAGTCTTACAAAAACTACTTTCTTTATATCATCCTGATAGAGACAAAATGTTCTATGAAGAAAAGCCTATTGCAAACGCTAAAAATGAAATAGAGATATTAGAGATAGAAATAGAAGCTTTAAATGCAGCTCAATCTATTGATATTGATATGGCTGAAGCAATTATGCGGGTAGAGATTGGATCTAAAGTATCAGACATGAGTTCTAAGGAACTTAGACGAGATTTGTTACTATATGCTAAAAGAAACCCACTTTTATTCTTAGAACTTGTTAATGATGAAAATGTTGTATTAAGAAACTTTGGTATCAGAGCAACAGAGCTTGGAATACTAAAATTAACATCAGATCAGCGTAATTTCTTATGGGGATCTAATGATAGAAAGTTAATGACAGTTCCTTTTGACGAGCATCCTTATTCTGCTTTAGCTTCTTGGTTTAAGACAGATGAAGGTATGGAAGTCTATACTAACATAGAAAAGCGATTAAACGCGTAATCACTATATAGTAGAGCAGCCACTCTACGGGGTGGTTGCTTAACTATAAATAATGATGACGTGGTAAATATAGATGCAGTATATCAAACAGTATTAGCGCTAGCTAATAAAGAGCAAAGAGGTTATATAACTCCTCAAGAGTTTAACTTGTTTGCAAATCAAGCTCAACAATCAATATTCGAGCAATACTTTTACGATTTAAATCAGTTTAAAAGAGTACCTGGTAATCAGTCAAACCATGCGGATATGACTAGTATTATCGAAGAAAACA